CTGATTGGTTTCCGGTGTTCGTCGCTGCCGATCGGTATCCGGTGTTCGTCGCTGCTGATTGGTATCCGGTGTTCGTCGCTGCCGATTGGTATCCGGTGTTCGTCGCTGCCGATCGGTATCCGGTGTTCGTCGCTGCCGATTGGTATCCGGTGTTCGTCGCTGCTGATTGGTCTCCGGTGTTAGATTTCTTATTATCTTTCCAATTTACTTTGTCTAAGATAAATTTTACTCCTGCTTCTATTATTCCCTTTAGTCCTATTTCTGCTGAAATATATAGTTTGGAACAAGCTACTTTGGTATCATCACCATCCCTATCAATATTACCGCTTCCTTTCACTATACAATACCTGTTCGATCCTTTTTCGTCATATGGTGGGTAATACCCTAATACATCTAAAGGATTTTCACAAAAATGAAAACCATTTGAGCAAGCTTCAATCTTCCCTTCTTCCTCGAACTCCTTCCCTACCTCATATTGGTAGTCTTTACACTTAAGGTCTTTATCAAATCCTTTAAATCCTGTTATTGTTTCTGACATGATTATATATTATTAAAGTGGTTAATCAAATAAATAAAGCGCCTATCCTCACGAACCAGCGCTTCCAAAAAGTTTAATTCAAAAAAGATTGTTCCTAGATACCGAATCAACGGACACTAGGATAGTATAGAACATTTAAAACTCAAATATAGGGACTCGCACCCTACGACATCCTGGGGTGTCGGCATTGGGTTAATTAATAAATGAATGAAATATAAATTTATAGCTATTTTACATTGATGTACTTGTTTAAATCAATCGTAGCTAAAGCTTGTTTAATCTCCAATCTGGAATAGCATATCGGAGAATTTTTACCGGCTCCTTTTCTTTTGCCTTTTATTAATCCTTCTGATTCCATTTTGTTTATGTATGAAGGATCTACACCAAGCGTCTTGAACCATCTAACCAACTCTCTTGTACTTATATTATCTTTCGTTGGTTCATAAACTTTAATAGCTTTCATGTACCCAACTTGAACCATATCAGCCATTATGTTCTTTAATTGATATAAATCTAGCTCTAGCTTTGTTCTCATAGCTATTGGCTTAAATTACTGAATAAGTTTATTTAATTAGTAGTTTCTGACTACATCTACATATCCGGCTTTTCGATTTGTTTTTACCGAGTATAATAATTGATCTTTTTCAATTATTCTATCAATTTTAGCCAATCTGTTTAAATCGGCAATACATCTACGAAGCTGAACAGCCAATTCATCGCTAAATTTGTAACGAATAGAGTCCTCTTTTTTTCTTAATTTCTTTTCTATCTCTATTCTTTCTTTAAGTTTTTTTCCTGACATAACGATTAATTTTAAATTATTAATTTGTGGGCGTAACCGGATTCGAACCGGCAATAAACCAACTGGACAGGTGAGCTCACACACTGCCACTTTACGCCCGTTTGCCTGTATCACGTCAGATACAGGACTTAATCGAAACACGAATTTTCACACATAAAACAGCTATTCTCCCGAACCGCATACCTATATCACTTTTCTTCTATCACTTTCTCTCTTTAGTCTCTTTTGGTGCTTTTCCATGTATATGGAACATGATGCAAATACAGCAAACGAAAGCCAGAAGACAATATTCATTTCGTTTGCAAGCAATATTGTTAATGCGAACGATATTGCCCAAATTGCTAATAGTGGAGTACGTTTCATAAGATTAATTATTTGATTATTATAGTGAGTGGTAGAGGAATCGAACCTCTCTCAATTGTGATAATTGGTTGCGCAACACAAAGCTCTAACCGATAAGCTAACCACCCTTATTAAAAAAGTGCACTATCTTCGCAGACCGTACACCTGTACAACACACAAACACAAAATAAAACATGACAAACAAAAAGTTTAGTTCTTTACTATTCTCGTTCAAGCCCTTTTATTAACTCAACAATACCAATCATTCTCTGAAACATTTCATAATAGCCCCATCTACCGCAATCTAGTAAACATTAAAAAACAAATATTCCAATCGCTTTTGCTATACTCAAAACTTCCTTCTTTGTTTTTACAGAAGCTGGAATAATTGTCCCATTTGCAGACTTAGAATAAACCTTGCCACAACATAGTTCATAATCATAACCCATTACTTGCTTCTTACGAGAGAAACCTATACATCCATATTGCAGCATCCATTCAGAACCGCCACCAAATGGCATATAATTACCCTTGTCGTCTTGCCATGAACTTTGATGTCTTCTTGCAGAAAAGAAACGTGTACCTGACTGATTGTATAGTAAAACCTCATACGCATTATTGATTGTTCGGTTACTCAATTTTGAGCGTTCATCGTTTAATCTCTGTTGGGTGTCTGTTGGTAATTCACTAAATTTCATATCCGTGTGTATTACGTATAGCTTTCGCTTTACCGGTTTATACTCTTGTTTTGATTTATATTTTGTGCCCCACCCGATTCTCGATATCGGCTGCCGTTCAATCCGTCAGTAGGGCTATATTGTAATCAGCGTACGGACGCCTATCCCCGTTTTCTTACTGATAAAGACGATGTTTTTCAGACTGATTTTTTCGATATATTACTTACTCACGTTGCTTCCTTCCGCTCATATCATCGCTGGTTGGCTATTACGCTATACTCCGCCTCGGCTATAATGCTTATTAGCGCAGGCTACTTTAACGTGCCCTGAACACGGCTTCATTTTTGAGGGTTAAGCCTCCCATCCCGAATTAGGAGTCATCGGTTTACCGTTGTGCCCTGAAAGCGTTTCGCTCGCTTCTTTCGTAGATTCTAACCTAACAGAGCTTCGTAATCACTTATTATACTTAGGAAGTAATTAATAACTTCTTTCTTTGTCTTGTTGATGGCGGTTAATCGCTGAACAATCGTTTCATCCATTCCTTCTAAATCCACCACGTATTTCCGAAGGAAAGCTAACTCCTCGTTAATCTGTTTTGTACTCATAATTACCTCCAAGAACTATCACGATTTACATAATCAGCATGATTTCCGGCAAAGAACGCCTTCAATACATTTCCTTTGCTTGCATTGAATACCGGCTTGAAAGACTTATTTTCCTCTTCAACCTCTCTGTATTCTCTCTGCTGTCTCTTTGCCAAGAACCAAGCTTGTTTCAAGGACTCACTCAAAGAGATACGACGATACGCTTTCAAAACATGAGCGTGTTTCATTATCTCACTGTTATTAAATTTTCTATCTTTTAAAAAACTGAATGCGTTCATCTTGATCTCTTTTTAGTTGTTACTATTGTTTCTATCAAATTTTATCCTTTTATTTGTATTAATTTGATTTGGTATTGCAAATATACTATAAGATTTTATACTATCAAAATATATACTATAAATAATTATAGCAGAAACATTATTTAACTATTATAGCAGATTATACATTATTATATATAACTATGGACTTGAAAGACTTTGTCAGCGAAACACTGAAAGAGATAATTGCAGGTGTTAAGGAGGCGCAAGAATACGCAAAAGAACATGGAGCGGTAATTAACCCTACTAAGTTTGGGGTTGTCGCACCAAAAGCCATAATGAATAAAGATAACGATGAGGTTACGTCCATACAGCGCATTGACTTCTCATTATCATTGCAGCAATCTTATGCAGCTGACGGGAAGGTAAGCATAGGAGTCCTCGATATAGGAAAAGTAGAAGGAAAATACGAAAATATTAAAGAAAACAGAGTAAATTTCAGCGTTTTAATTACACTCCCATGTGGCGATACCCATTAGGAAGTGCATTGGCTTTGAACTTCCCGTTTTTGATATAATTAGAAAGTTCTTCTGAAATTCGTATGGCTGTTTCTGCTTCTGTATTGTTCCCGACAAGATTGCTATTCAAAACCATTAGAAGTATTCTTTTCCTTCTTCTTTGAGCGATGCGATTCTTGAAAATAGAAAATAGTTTCATAACAATAAAAATAAAGCGACCAACTCCAAAGTTGCGGTTGGAAAGGTCTAATAAAACGAAATACCGCAATATATAGTTATTAAAATAAAAATATCCGCAATAGGTTGCAGCTACTACGGATACCATATATTAAACCTCTTGTGAGGAAAGTTTAACCACTTTGTCTCTGTAACATCTGCAACTTGTTACGATGCAAATATACTATAAAATATTATAGTATAAATTATAATTTGATTTATTTATGGAAAGAGATGAACGTTTTTTAGAAGTGATTAATGAACTTCAAATTACAGCTTATACGCTTGAAAAAGAAAATGGTATAAAAAATGCGCAAGCCAAAGTGTCTCATTACAAAAAAGGAGTAACCAAAAGCATATCTTCAGATATAATAGTTGGGCTTTGTGAGGCATATCCGCAAGTTAACGCTAATTACATTCTCACCGGCAACGGTCCCATGTTCAAAGAAGAGCAAACTCCCCAAAACATTAACGAACATTCACAGGTAATACAAATAGACAACACAAAACAGATAAGACACATGCTGGATGTTATAAATGAACAACAAAAAACGATAGAAAACCTAACAGAATATATCAAAAAGATAGAGACCAATCCGAAAAACAGTATAGAAAACAAGAAGGATGGTATGACAGCGTAAACAAATATAACATATCCTTTGTTCTCAAATGACCTAAATATCTAAAATATGGACGACCCTTTGTTTGGAGAGTTTGAGAATGTACTATCTGTTATGAAAAGGCAGAATGAAGTGATTAAGGAAGTTGTATTAAAAGAACCATTAGAAAAGATGAGACTGATTGTCTGTTCTGGGAAAAGAACGGATGATAGTTTTAACCTTAAATCTTTTAATAAAGGCATACTTAAGAAAATGAGACAAATTTAATTGTCTACTTGTAGAGTAAGGCGTGACCCCTCAAAAAAGATCACGCCTTGTTTGTATATTTACAAGTCCTTCAGCCACTTTTTCCCGGACTTGGTTTTAAACCAAATAAGAAAACCACATCCTATAACAGAGGTAATAACAAAAGTTAAGCTTAACATATCCATATTCTTTCCTCCTATTTTAAAATTACATTTCCCATTCGAGCAAGTACAAAAGTAGAAATAATACCAAAAACAACACGACAGCCTTCTACTGTCACATCCATTTCTGGTTTTATAGAAACTATACCACCTATAACAAGCCCAGCAAAAGAAAGTTTAGATAAATCGAAGAAGTAGCTAGCAAGCTTTTCCCTCCTAGTATTATCTTTTTCTTTCCGTTCTTTCTTTTCTTCTTGCATTTTGCTAAAATTGCCCATATTCCAAGTATCGACAACGCAAATGTACAAAAATAGTTTGATTATTCAAACTAAATTAATACACGTTATTATTAAACACATAATCAATAACTTTGGAATTAGCCTCATTTATAGCGCTAAAATCCTTCTTGATATAAATTTCGGTTACCCTCATGGATTCATCAACGTGATTTAAAGCGGAATGGACTACATACTTGTCTATTTTAAGATCATTAGCCGCAATAGTAGCCCATGAATGGCGGGCGGCATAAAATTCCAAATCTTCTATGATTTCACCGTTCTTATTTGACTTATTTATCTCATTGATGCTTTTCTCTATTTCTTTAAGTCCTTTATTGATGGCTTTATTAAAATTCTTATAGTCGGCATACATTTGATAGAACCTGAACACTCTTTTCCCTGTATGATCTTTGTATTTCTCCAGTAGCTCGGCAATAAATGGGTTTACATCTACATGAATTTCTGCGTTATCCCTACGTCTTGTTCTTGTTTTTTCTCTGAAATACAGAATCGTATTATCGCTTATCTTATCACAGCTATACAAATCGGCAGAATTCATTCCTATCAGGCAGAAAGACAAGATAAATACATCTTTTGCGAGATTATACCTGCAATTTTGTTCTACATTTTTCCGGGCGTTATGCCGCATTATATAGGGTAAATTATTAATTGCTTTTATCGTTTGTGCTGATAGCGCTCTTTTTCTAGTAGTCTCTTCTTTAGGGACCTTGAATTTCATGAATGGAGACCAAGGTATTAGTATTATTCCTTTCTCTTCATCGTTATATTTTAATTTAGCCTCTTTGTGCAAATGTCGAATACATGCGGTATAGTTAGATAACATTCTATTGGTTGTGATACGTCTCCCCTTTTTTATAGCTTCTAAATTAGCTTTCTCCTTTTTTTCTATCAGAAACTTCGAATAATTAACCAGCATTGAATAAGTTATTTCGGAAATAGATATAATATCTCTTTTCATAAACTCTATTAAAGACTGGAGCATACCTTTATAATTGGAGGCGGTTCCCTTTTTACCTTGTTTTTCAAGATCATTAATATAGTCTTTTGTAAAAGATACAAAATCAATATCTTTTTTTTCATTCTCTTCCTTTTGGTTTAGATAATCGACCAATTCATCTATCGACATACTATCTATAGAAAGAGCAATCTTACTACATTTATTACGATAGTAATTGATTATCTCATTGCATTGATCTACCTTTTCCTGATTCTTAATCTTGAAATTTTTGACCGTCAAATCCTCTTGACTTACATATATAGAAGTTGGCAACCTTCGGACAACTCTATTATGAGTTATCCGGATTTTTACATTCCAGGTCTTATCTTTTCTTTTTTGGTGCTTCTGCACTTCTGCTTTAAATGTGGCCATAATTTTATGTGTATTCTTTAAGTGTTTCTTTGGCTCAGCGGAAATTTCCGGTTGGTGACTCTTAAATTAGCTATCTTTGCTTACCTTTGTTCTATGAAACCTGAACAATTCCTTCGTGCC